AAATGAAAAGAGTATGGATAGACTCACAAACAGAAGAAGAAATAGTAATAAAAGAAGTAAAAGGTGACCGTGCTAGAACTTATTCAGTTGATACGCTTGGAAGATTTTATATAAAGTGGAAAAAAAGTGGAAAGAAAAGGGAAATATTTCCTTATATCAAAAAGAAAACAAATACCGATAAGAAGTATTTAGCCGTAAAAATCGATGGAAAAGAATATATAGCAAAAAACTTAATAGCGGCAGTGTTTATTAGATCATATAAAAAAAATGACATTGTCATTTGCAACGATGGAGATTTTAGAAATATTAGGCTAGATAATTTAAATATTGTACAAAAAAAAGAATATTGCAAAGGAAGAACTACATCCAAAAATGCAAAAGTAGGTCTTTTTGAAAATAATGAACTTGTACAGAGTTATCCATCCACTAGAAAAGCAGGAAGTGCACTATTTTTATCCCGTCAAACAATATGTGATTACTGCAATAATAAAGTAAAAAAACCGATTTATGATTTAAGATGGATATGTTAAATTTATGCGATGAATTGAGAAAAAAACTGTATTTGTGGAGTCAAGAAAAATTCTGGCCAATATTAGAAGAAAATAAACAGCTCAAAGAAGAAAATGAACAATTAAAAGAAGATGTAAAGAGATATAGAAATCAAGCATCCAGGTTAAGAAATAAAAATAACAGATTGAGTGAGTTATTGAAAGGAAACAGTGGATTAACAATTGAGGAAGAAAAGCCGATATATGCAGTTTATGATCTAAGAAAAAATGAAAAATTAGTTGCTATTGGAACAATTCAGGAATGTTCAGAACTATTAGGAATATCAGTAGGCCACTTGAGATTATGTGGATGTCCAAGTGGTCAAAAAAGAAACTTTAAATATAAAACTGTTAAATTAGGTAAACTTGATTAGTTTATAAAAAGTAGAAAGAGAATAAGAAAAATGACAGCAAGGGAAATGTTTGAAGCAATAGGGTTTGTGCCTTTTTTTAAAACAAAGGACTTAATTATATATGAGAACTTTCCTGATAATGAAAAGGAAAGAATCAATGTAGTATTCTATTTAAAAATTAAACAAATACGTGTTTACTACGTAGAAACTGATGAAGATGTTTTTATTAATATGCCTTTATTAAAAGCAATAAACAAACAATGTGAGGAATTGGGGTGGCTTTTATGAATATAACATTAGAAGAATTGCTAAGAATTACATGGGATGTTGTAAGAGTAGTGATATTCGATTTAAAAAAAGAAATATTGTTTGATGGCTTAGTAATGGAAATTGAAAATCACGACGGTTTACTAAACAAAGAAGTAGTAGAAATCGAAACGGGAGTGAGAGCTAGTCAAAATGAATGCTATAACATCCTAAGCGTTGAAGGGGTTATAAAAATCAAATTGAATACTTTGTGAAATTTTTGGGGTGGCAGTATGAAGAATGAAGCTGGTGTTCTTATATATTCGTTTGCTATAAGCATGGTTTTCTCGACTCTAATATCGCTTATTCTCCTTTACTTTGGAGTTAAAGAAGAAACCTGCGTAAAAATTGAGGTTATAGGTTGGTTTTTAAGTATACCAATAGCAGTATTTATTGCATATGGAGAGGTGGTTAGATGTATAAGATAATCAAACGGATAATAGATAGAACATTTAAAGTCCATTCACCTTCCAAGTGGTTAAAAAAAGGACATTTTTAAAATTAAAAAGGAGTGAAGAAAATGACAATTAGAAATCTTTTGGAAAAATGTAAAAATACAAATAGATTAGAAATTGCTTTAAAAGAAGAAGGACAAGAAAACAAAAAAGTAATGTGTTGTGACATCGAATATTGGAAAGCATTAAATGAAAATATTCTAGATTGTCCAGTTGCTGAATTTTCAATATGGCTTAATTTAGAAAGGCTAGAAATTATATATAGACCAGAAAAATCAACTCTTAAAAATACATAAAGTTTTTGATAATGATAACATCATCAAAAGTTATACGTAGTAAGGGATTAGAGAGAATACAGTAGAGTGCGATAATATGGAGTTATCGAACCTAGAAATATAGCATATTTAGAAGCTGAAAAGAGCTACTTGAAAGATATCAGTAAATAGAATCAATTAAAGAGAATGAAGTTGCTTTAGAAACAGTAAATAGTTATATCAGACAAAAAGAAAAAGAATTAAAAGAAATTCTTTAAAAAGGGAGTGGAGTTATGAATTTATCACAAAGAGAAGACGTTAAGTTTAAAATATCAAAGTTAAAGGACTGGAAAAGAATGTCTAAATTCTTAAAAGAAACAAAAGAAGAATTGTTAGACAAAAGAAAAGGAATATCATATTCGCCTGAAATGCCAGGCTATCATTCAACAATTTTTCAAGAATACAATAAGTTGCTAGAAAAGACAGAGGATTACGATAAATGTATTGAAGTATATGATACATACATTCATATATTAGAAAGAGCAATGAATGATCTTCTAGATGAAAAGCATAAAGAAGTCATTGATATTTATATTAATAACGCAAGTGATAAATTAAGAGTGAGCAAAGCAATAGAAAATGGATATTCACAAGCGATTTTTTATAAGCTATTGAATGAATCACTAGATATTATAGCTTTAGCAATTGCTCCAACAAAAGAAAAAATAAAAAGAATGTTGGAGTAAATAAAAAAGTAATCGTAAAGTAAATGAAAAGTAAATGAAAAGTAAATGAAAAGTAAATGAAAAGTAAATCAAAAGTAAATGCCCCGAAAAATGTGTTATTATGGTAATGTGGTTAATTTGACATAGGCCACTCCCTTTACAAAAGAATTGTTAAAAAAGAACTGCGGTGGTAGTTCTTTTTTGCTTTATAAAAAGGAGTTGATAATATGTCAGTTAAAAGACTAGATAGAGATGGAGCACATAGAAAACAATTCGAAAACAATAAGAAAAGGATATTTGCAACTCAATCAGTCTGTGGAATTTGTGGAAAGCCAGTAGACTTTAGTTATAAACATCCACACCCATTGAGTGCTTGTATTGATCATATCATTCCAGTTGCCAAGGGTGGACATCCAAGCGACTTGGATAACTTACAACTAGCGCATATGACATGCAACAGACAAAAGAGTGACAAAATCTTTGCTAATAACGCAATAAAAACCGAAAAAGTCATATCAAACAGGATACTGCCACAAACAATTGATTGGACTACGTATCGAAGCAAAAAATAATCGTTTTTTAGGACGGGGCATACTACCCCTAAAAATGCGTTCTCCGGACTTCACGCCGTACTGTGAATATTTTCTCACGGATTATGAAAACGGCTCTCAAAACGAAATTATGAAAGGAATAGAAGATATATGAAATACAAAGGAATGGGATATTTAAGAAGAAAACTTGCTAGTAGGAAAGAAAGATGCGAAACAAGATACGATTATTATGAAATGAAAAATCAAATGGTTGATATTTCAAGTGTAATACCGCCTGAATTTAGATGGTTAAAAGAATGTTTAGGATGGTGTTCAAAGGCTGTTGACTCTATTGCTGATAGAATTTCCTTTGTTGAATTTTCTAATGATAATTTCAATATGCAAGAGATATACGACATGAATAATCCTGATGTGTTGTTTGACAGTGCAATTATTTCATCATTGATTACATCATGTTCTTTTATTTATATTTCTCAAAAGGTTGGAGAAATGCCTCGCTTACAGGTAATTGATGGAAGACATGCAACAGGGATTATTGATCCTATTACAAATATGTTGGTTGAAGGATATGCCATATTAGAGGAAGATGTTCTAGGGAGTCCTATTATTGAAGCATATTTTATTCAAGGAGTTACATATTTTTATGAAAGAGGTGAAAAACCTTATAAAATCAAAAATAAAGCTCCGTATCCATTGTTGGTTCCAATTATTAATAGACCTGATGCTAAAAGGCCATTTGGACATTCAGTTATTTCAAGAGCATGTATTTCTATTCAGCAAGCAGCTATGAGAACTCTAAAAAGAAGTGAAGTATCTGCTGAGTTCTATTCATTCCCACAAAAATATGTTTTAGGACTTGAACCAGGAGCTGAAATGGATAAATGGAAGGCAACTATTTCATCATTGATGCAAATCTCAAAGGATGAAGACGGGGACAAGCCTACTGTAGGCCAATTTGCCCAACAATCAATGGCGCCCTATGTTGAACAACTAAAAATGTTGGCCAGTCTTTTCGCTGGTGAAACAGGGTTGACATTAGATGATCTAGGTTTTTCTACTGAAAATCCATCAAGTGTTGAAGCAATCAAGGCACAACATGAAAATTTAAGGTTGAAAGCAAGAAAAGCTCAAAAAACCTTTGCTACAGGTTTTATCAATGCTGGATTTTTAGCAGCATGTTTGAGAGATGGTTATACATATTCAAGAGATCAAATTTATTTAACAAAAATCAAATGGGCACCGATTTTTGAACCGGATGCTTCAGCTCTTTCAGTTATTGGAGATGGAGCAATTAAAATCAATCAGGCTGTACCAGGATATTTTGATAAGGACAATCTAAAAGAACTTACTGGAATCGATTATAGTGCATCTTCATCAACTTCAAATATAGATGATATGTTTAAGGAAGAAATAGATGAATAATGATATCGTTCCTTCTTTATTAGAAGAAATTCAAAAACAGTTTGATGAAGAAATAAAAGCTAATGAAAAAATAAAATCAATTTTAATAAGACAAAAGCAGGGGGCGGTAGATTATACCGATTCTCTTTCTTTTGCAAAAGAATTAGGAGTTTCTTTAAAAAAAGTAATACAAGAAAATATCAGTGAGGAAATGCTCCCTGATGGAAAAATGTATTACAACATTGCTCAAAGATTACTTGAACCAATGATCAAACAAAATTATGATTTGGTATCCAAACAATGTGAGGCTACACAAAATATTTTGAATAAAAAAGCTGATTTAGGATTAAAAGCAATTGCTCCTGAATATAACAAAGAAAAAACAGCAAGCATCATTGATTATATTTCAAATGCTGATAAGTACTCCCAACGTGAAAAAAGTTTTCTTGATTCATTGGAAACCAATGCAAAGTCAGTCGTAGATGATTCAGTTCGAAAAAATGCTGATTTTCATTACAATGCAGGGTTAAGACCTAAAATAATTAGAACAACAGTTGGGAAAACATGTAAATGGTGTCAGTCAATGGCTGGTGTTTATGATTACAGTAAAGTTAGCAATACAGGTAATAATGTTTTTAGAAGACATGCGAATTGCGACTGTACTGTAGTTTATGATCCTGGAGATGGCAGTAAGAAAGTACAGGATGTTTGGAGTAAAAGAATTGATTATAGAGAAAATATTAGGACAAATTCAAATTTTATGGGTGCAAAGAAACCATTCAATATGAAATTAGGAAAAAAAGAGATTTCTTTTGTTACGTATAAAAATGACAAATATTCTAATATCTATTGTCAAACATATTCGCAAAATTCAAAAAGAATGTGTGAATACTTAAATACTAAAATAAATCAAGAATATCGATATGGAAAAATAAACAATATCGTGGTGGTTCAAAAAAATGCATTACAGGGTATTGCCTGTTATGATCATATAAATAATGATTTATTTATATGTGAAGAACTGATAAGCAATAAGTTTTCACAGATTGTTGATACTTCATATTTTCCATCTAAAAATTTAGATGATGTATTAAATCATGAACTAGGTGGTCATAAAAAACATTGGGAAGCTGTAAGAAAATATCAACAAGCAAACAATAAGAGCGAATTACAAGCCAAAAATAATTTAGAAGAAAAACTGAGAAATTATGTGCTTAATCAGGAAACAAATGATATAATGTATATAAGAAAAAACGTAAGTCAAAATGCACAAGAATCATTTAAAAATACAAAATCATTGAATGAATTGATAGCAGATTGTATTGTTTTGAACAAGCAAAACAGTGTTTCTGATGAATTTTTAGACAGATTAGTTATGGAGGTGCTTGGTTATGATGGTTAATCCCACAAAAAGGCAAAAAGAACTTATTAAAATATTTGAAGAAGAAGTTGCTCCTTGGTGCTATGTTGATAAAAAGACAGGTGACATCAAATTAAAAGAAGATGCACCAAAAAATATTAAAGACAAGTATTATTTATATATGAATAGTTAACCGACAGTAGTCGGTTTTTATTTTACAAAAAAGAACGGTAGTACCGCTCTTATAAAGAAATTATTTAGGTGTGTGTCTTTTATGACTATCAACTTTTGTTCCATCTTTTCTCGTATAGGAACTTACTTTTACAGTCATTGGACCTCTACGAGGTGGTTTTTCAGTACATTTTCCTTTTGTTGCCATGATATCACCGCCTTTCTTACTTAATTTTATGCTTTTAATTATTATATCAATTTGTGAGGTGGAAGGATGAAAATTTTAAAAAAAGTTTCAGTTTTGGGAACCGAATATAGAATTATTGAAGATAATTGTAATAATGATCCATTATTACAAAACAGTTTTGGATATACTGATTACACTTCAAAAAAGATAGTCATTACAGATTTTCAAAAAGAAGAAATTGAAATTGAAGATGTGGCTAAATATAGAAAACAGGTAATAAGGCATGAATTAATCCATGCTTTTTTATGTGAATCGGGACTTCATGAAAATTGTGAGTGGCACAATGAAGAAATGGTTGATTGGTTAGCAATGCAAGCACCCAAACTTCAAAAAATATTTAAAGAAACTGAATATATTTAATGAGCAAGTTTAAAAGACTTGCTTTTCGTTTTATTCAATTTTAAAGAAAGGAGGAAGTTTATGGCACAAGGATTAAGACCGCATAGACATGTATGCTTTGTAAGTGATATTCAACCATATTACGATAAGAAAAAGCATCAAAAAATGAAAAAAATCACTTTTGAGTGCTATATACCTAACTGTAACTATTGTTATTCAGTCAGTGAAGAGTATCGACCACCACCAAAAAAAGCGAACATGAAGTAGGAGGTAAAAGGAATGTCTGAAAAAAGAATTGGAAGACAAACTCCTACAACTTCGTTAGTGCTTCCTTATACTGAAACAAAAGGGAAGGAAGCGGTAGAAATTTACAACAAAACCGGCAGAACTGCTAGAGAGTGGCAGGAACTATTGATTTATGACATATTAGCAATCGATAAAGAGGAAATGTGGGTACATTCTCTTTTTTGTTACAGCATACCTCGAAGAAATGGAAAAACTGAAGACGTTATTATGAGAACTATGTGGGGCATTATTAATGGTGAAAAGATACTCTATACAGCTCACATGATTTCTACAGCACATTCGGTTTTTGAAACAATATGTGCACTGCTTGATCAGGCGGAAATAGAATATACGTCAGTTAAGGCAAAAGGTTCAGAAAATATACGTTTATTAAATGAAAAAGGAAAAGCTTATAAATTAGATCATCTTGTTAATTTTAGAACTCGTTCTAATACAGGTGGTTTAGGTGAAGGATATGACGTGCTAATCATTGATGAAGCACAGGAATATACGATTGATCAAGAAAGTGCGCTAAAGTATGTTATTTCAGCTTCATCAAATCCACAAACGATTATGTTAGGAACACCACCAACTGCTATATCACATGGAACTGTATTTCAAAAAACAAGGGATAGAGTTCTAGAAGGAAAAAGTAAGAATACAGGCTGGGCCGAATGGTCTATTGAGCATATGCATGATCCATATGATAGAGATGTCTGGTATGAAACTAACCCGTCCTTAGGACAAGGATTGACAGAACGTGTAATTGAAAATGAAATTACATCAGATGATGTTGATTTCAATATTCAAAGGTTAGGACATTGGCTATCCTATTCACAAGGCAGTGAATTTTCGAAAAAGGAATGGGAAAATCTCAAAATTGTAACAGTTCCCAATTTTCAAAATAAGCTTTTTGTGGGTATCAAGTATGGAGTGGATGGAAAACATGTTGCCATGTCGATTGCTACAAAGGTAGATGAAAAGATTTTTGTTGAATCGATTGATTGTCAAAGCGTTAGAAATGGCAACACATGGATTATTTCATTTCTAAAAGAAGCAGACATAGAAAAAGTTGTTATTGATGGAAGTGGCTCTCAACAGATATTGAGTGATGAAATCAAGGATTATGGAATAAAGCTGAAACCTGTACTTCCTAAAGTATCGGATGTGGTTGTAGCAAACAATATGTTTGAACAGGCAGTTACATCTTCAAAAAACATATGTCATAATGACCAGCCATCTTTAAAACAAATTGTAACCAACTGTAAAAGAAGAGCAATTGGTACAAATGGCGGTTTTGGATTTAAAGCAATGATGGAAGAACATGAAATAGCATTGCTTGATAGTGTAATCTTAGCCCATTGGGCATGTGCAACATACAAAGGGGTTAAGAAAAAACAAAAAATAAGTTGTTAAGCGAACGAAAGTTCGTTTTTTTTATGCAAATTACGTTACTAACGGTAAATAGGAGAAATACAAATGAGTGAATTTAAAGAAATTAAAACACAAGAAGAATTTGATACAGCCATCAAAGAAAGATTGGCTAGAGAAAACAAAAAATATGAAGGATTTGTAAGTCCTGACAAATTAGCAGAATTAAAAGCCGATTATGAAAAAGAAATCAGTAAAAAATATGAAGGTTATACTTCACCAGATGACCTAGCAACCATGAAAAAAGAATATGAAGGGAAAATTGCAAAATATGAGTCCGACTCAGTAAAAACGAGAATTGCAAATGAAATGGGATTGCCTTCATCTATTGCTTCACGTCTGAAAGGTTCAAATGAGGAAGAAATTCGTAAAGATGCTGAATCATTTGCTGGCTTTTTTCAAAAAGAACCACCTTTAGCAACAGGTGAACAAACAGTTGCTAATGAAGACCAATCAAGAAATGTTGCTTTAAAGAAATTATTAAAAAATTTAAGACAAGGAGATTAAGATAATGGCAGTATTAAGCAAAGGAAATTTATTTGATCCTGTATTAACAAAGGATCTAATCAACAAAGTAAAGGGAAAATCAAGTTTAGCTGTTTTATCAGCGCAAACACCAATTCCATTTAATGGTTCAAAAGAGTTTACTTTTTCTATGGATAATGAAGTAGATATCGTTGCTGAAAATGGTAAGAAAAGTGAAGGCGGAGCTTCAGTGGAACCAGTAATTATTGTTCCAATCAAATTTGAATATGGTGCTCGTGTTTCTAATGAATTTATGTTTGCCAGTGAAGAAGAACAATTAGATATTTTAAAAGAATTTAATGAAGGATTTGCTAAAAAAGTTGCTAGAGGTTTAGATATCGCTGCATTCCATGGTTTAAATCCTAGAACTGGCGAAAAATCTGCAGTAGTAGGAGAAAATAACTTTGATAGTAAAGTTACACAAACCGTTACTTATGCAAATGATAATCCTGATGATTGCTTAGATACAGCAATTGCAACAGTTGAGGATGCCGATTGTGAAGTAACAGGTATTGTAATCAACTCTGCAGTACGTAGTGATCTATCAAAAATGAAATCTACGACAGGAGATCCATTGTATCCTGAATTCCGTTTTGGTGGTAAACCATCAACATTAGGTTCTCAAGCATTAGATACAAATAATACAGTATCATTTGGTTCAGAAACAAAAGACCAAGCAATTGTAGGTGATTTTGCTAACATGTTCAAATGGGGATATTCAAAAGATATTCCATTAAAAATTATTGAATATGGTGATCCTGACAATTCAGGAAAAGACTTACAAGGATATAATCAAGTATATATTCGTGCTGAAATATTCATGGGATGGGGAATCCTAGATGCTAATTCATTTACAAGGGTGGTAAAAGCATAATGGCGACATATAGGAATAAAAAAACAGGTGCAACCATCACTACTGATTTGATTATCAGTGGTGGTGATTGGGAAATTGAAGAAAAAAAGAAAAAAGAGCCTAAAAAGAATGCTAATAAAGATGTGCCACCTAAAGATGGTGGAGCTGATGAGTAATGATACCATTTGTAACAATAGATGATGTTACTTTGCTGTTTAGAGATTTAACAGTAGCTGAAACAAAAAAGGCAACAATTTTATTAACTGTTGTTTCAGATTGTTTGAGACAAGAAGCAAAAAAAGTTGGGAAAAATCTTGACCAAATGATAGAAAATGGAGATGTATATGAAAATGTAGTTAAAAGTGTATGTGTTGATATTATTGCTCGTAACTTGATGACCTCAACCAACAGCGAACCTATGGAACAGATGTCACAATCAGCTCTTGGATACTCTGTATCAGGTACTTTTTTGGTACCTGGAGGAGGATTGTTCATTAAAAAAAGTGAGCTTGCCAGACTAGGTTTGCGTAGACAAAGAATAGGTGTAATTAATATTTATGGCAATGATTAAAGGTATTCCTGTTGTTTTATTACAAAAAATAAAGGTTGATGAAGATCCTTTTGGACAAGCTATTTATCGAGAACGAGAAATCATAGTTGAAAATATTCTTGTTTCACCATCATCAGCCAATGATATTATTACTTCACAAAATTTAACCGGTAAAAAAGCAGTTTATACACTTGCCATTCCTAAAGGTGACCAAAATTCTTGGGAAGATAACAATGTTGTTTTTTTAGGAAGAAAGTGGCATGTATTAGGTTTTGCAATTGAAGGAATAGATGAAAATATTCCTTTAGATTGGAATAAGAAAATAATGGTAGAAAGATATGGCTAAAATAGTACTTGATAAAAAAGGTGTAAGGGAATTACTTAGATCTCAAGAAATGATGGATATTTGCCTAGAACATGCAGAAGCAACCAAAACAGCTGCTGGTAGTGAAGGGTATGAGATATCCTCTCATGTTGGAACTAATCGTGTAAATGCATCCGTTAGAGCAGATACGATAGAAACAATAAAAGATAACTACAAAAACAATACATTGATTAAAAGTTTGAGGTGATAAAAATGATTGAAGAAATTGTTTTTAATTATCTTAAAAACAAATTGAATGTTCCTGTGATATTTGAAAATATTAATGAAGTTGAATATGTACTCATTGGTAAAAGTGGCAGTAGTAGATTTGATTTTACAAACACGGCCACTTTTTTTATTCAATCGTATTCGTCTTCAAAATATAAAGCATCTTTACTCAATGAAAAAGTAAAAGATGCCATGTATGACTTAATTGAGTTGGATGAGATCACATCATTACATCTCAATAGTGATTATGATTATACAGATACAACAACAAAGAAATATCGATATCAGGCTGTGTTTGATATTGGATATTTTTAGAAAGGAGTAGATATAGATGGACGCAAAAAATGTAAGTGCAGCTAAACCTAAAATAGGTAGTTCAGTATTTGTTGCACCCTTAGGTACAAAACTACCAGAAGATGCAAAAAGTGAATTGGATACTAAATTCAATTCATTAGGATATTGTTCAGATGATGGAGTTTCAAACAATAACTCACCTGAAACAGATACTCAAAAAGCATGGGGTGGAGCTGTTGTTTTAAATTTATTTTCTGGAAAAGAGGATACATTTAAATTAAAGTTGATTGAATCATTGAACGTAAATGTATTGAAGACAGTTTATGGTTCTAGCAATGTTACTGGAGATTTAGATATTGGATTAACAATCAAAGCTAAAAATGAGGAACCTGAACAGTTTTCATGGGTCATTGATATGATTCTAAAAGGGAAAATTTTAAAAAGGCTTGTTATTCCATGTGCTGGGATTACTGAAATTGGTGAAATTAAATATTCTGATAGTGATGCTATTGGTTATGAAATAACTTTTTCAGGAGTTCCTGATGAAACAGAAACATCCCATTATGATTATATGATCAAGAAAAAAGAAGGAGAGTAATCTAGATGAAGATAACTGGTATTACAAAACAAGGATTTCATTATTCTGTAGATGATGCAGTAGGTGATGATTGGGAACTTATTGAAATTTTAAGTGAAATGAACAATGATGAATATTTAAGTGTTGTTCCTTTTGCTAAAAAGCTTTTAGGAAATGCCCAATATGAAAGATTAAAAAAATTCTGCAGAGATAAAAAAACAGGTAGAGTTCTTACAAGCAAAATGCAAGAAAACATCATGGACATTTTTAATTCAAATAAAACAGTAAAAAACTAGTGATCCTCGCCAACATGATAAAAACAGATGAGGATGCTTTAATTTGTGATTTAGCAGAAACTTATCAAATATATGATTATAAGTCGCTTCCAGCATATATGGTTGCGACTTTTTCAGTTGGTTTGAGGGAAAATTCAAGAATAAAAATGAAGTTGAGCAATCAAAAGGTTTCTTTTGGGGAATTGCTTTTATCAATGATTTCAGATGAATTGACAAGATTGATTTGGATGAAAACAGAAGATGGTGTAAAAGGCATCAATCCTCCTAAATCGATAGTATCACTTATTTTAAACAATGGAGAAGAAAATACTGTCAATGATGGTTTTCAAACTGTTGAAGAATATGAAAAAGCAAGATTAGAGATTATAAGGGAAGGAGGATAATATGGCAACCAATTTAGCAAAAGCATATGTTCAAATTGTTCCCTCTGCTGAAGGAATGAAGGGCATGATTGAACAGGCCATGGGGAAAGATCCTGAAGAAGCAGGAGAAAAAGCTGGAAATTCAATTGCTTCAAAAATAAAGAATATCATTGTTGCTGCTGGAATTGGAAAAGTTGTATCTCAGGCTTTTACTGAAGGTGGTGCTTTAGAACAATCTTTAGGTGGAATTGAAACGTTGTATAAGAAAAACGCTGATAAAATGAAAGCTTATGCAAAAGAAGCCTATAAAACATCAGGTGTCAGTGCAAATGCTTATATGGAAAATGTTACTTCATTTTCAGCGTCTTTGATTTCAAGTTTAAAAGGAGATACAAGTAAGGCGGCCGACATAGCTAACCGAGCTATGCAGGATATGTCTGATAATTCCAATAAATTTGGTACCAATATACAAGATATTCAAAATGCATATCAAGGTTTTGCAAAGCAAAACTATACAATGCTTGACAACTTGAAGCTCGGCTACGGTGGAACAAAAGAAGAAATGCAACGACTTCTTAAAGATGCTCAAAAGTTGAGTGGTCAAAAGTATGATATTAGTAATCTAGCGGATGTTTATACAGCTATAGGAGTTATACAAGATAACTTAGATATTACAGGAACAACCGCCAAAGAAGCAGCTACTACGTTTAGTGGTTCATTTGGTTCAATGAAAGCTGCAGCACAAGATTTTTTAGGAAATGTTGCTATTGGAGGGGATGTTACAGGGACCTTATCCAATTTGATTACTACAGCTTCTACATTTCTTTTTGATAATGCTGGCCCAATGGCATTAAACATTGTTCAGGGATTTGCTACTGCATTGATATCAGCAACACCTATTCTATTTCAAAAAGGTTATGATCTTTTGAATAGTTTGGTAACAGGCTTTGTACAAAACGTTCCTGTTGTACTTCCTCAAATATTACAGTTTGTACAGGGTATAGGAACAAATCTTGCACAAAAAGCACCTGAGATGATTTCTATGGGGTTTGATTTATTAAGCCGATTGTTAGATGGAATCATTTCGGCAATACCAATACTTGTAGAATATGTTCCTAATATCATAACGACATTTGCAAACATTATTAATGATAATTTTCCAACAATTTTACAAAAAGGTGCAGAGTTGATTTGGCAATTAGTACAGGGATTGATTGGTGCAATTCCAACAATCGTGGCTAATATTCCTCAAATAATCCAAGCTATCGTTTCAGCGTTTATGGCGTTTCAATGGCTTAATTTAGGAAAAAATATTATTAAAAATGTTGGTGATGGTATTAAAGGAATGGTCTCTTGGATAAAAGAATGTGGAAAAGCAATTATTGATGGTATTAAACATTCCTTTTCTGAAAGTACAAATGTTGGTGTTAACCTTGTTAAAGGTTTATGGAATGGTATTAATTCTGTAAAAGATTGGATTTTAGGGAAAATCAAAGGGTTTGGAGATGCTGTTTTAAATGGATTGAAATCTTTCTTTGGAATCCATTCACCTTCAAAAGTCATGGCTGATGAAGTTGGTAAATATCTTCCTCAAGGTATTGCAGTTGGGATTGAAGCAAACGCTAAAGATGTATATGATGCAATGAACGGTATTTCAAAACAAACATTGGATTTAGCAAGTGAAGGCTTTGATACTGAACAAAATAAATCAAATTCAAATAATGATGTAAATTATCTATTAGAAATCATTATTAAATTATTGAAGGTAATTGCTGATAAAGGTGATACAGGTAATGATTTTAGTGATAGAGATTTCATTCGTATGTTGAAAAGTTTGGGGGTTGTATTTTCATGAGAGTAAGATATATAAATTCTCAAAATTATAGTGTTGATTTTGTGGATGCAAATATTCTTCCAACAAGTGGCTATCTTCATCAAAGAAAATGGAATACTACAATTGAAAATGACAGTGTTAGTTTAAGTATAGGTAATTATACTTATACAATTACTTTAACATTGAGAGGAAGTCTAAAAGAAAGAAAAGAAACATTGGATAAAATGTGCGACATATTTGAACTTGATTGTATTAATGAAACACCAGGAACTTTGTACTTTGGAGATTATTATATTAAATGCTATATTGTTTCATCAAACACTAGCATTGCTAATATTAATACAAGAACCAATGTAGAACTTGGCATTTTCTGTATCAAACAGGAATGGATCAAAGAGAAGAAATACAATTTGGTTATGTATGATGATAAAAGCAATCAGACAGGAATAAAGAAATATACGTATCGATATCCATTTTTATATTCCAATCAAAAAGGTGCTGTTCAAGCTATCAATGATTCATTAGCTGATGCTGATTTTATCATGAGGTTTTATGGACCATGTGCAAATCCATATATAAAAGTAGGCAATATTTTATATCAAGTTAACACATCATTGATGGCTGGTGAGTATTTAGAAATAAATTCTACTGATAATACTATTTTTGGTATTTCAGTTTATGGTGAAAAAAGAAATCTCTTTAATTATAGAGATATGTCTAGAAGCGATTTTTTTACAAAAATACCTAGTGGTTCAAATGTTGTAGGATGGGATGGAACTTTTAAAGCCGAATTGATTATTCTTGATAAGAGAACAGAACCGAGGTGGCTTTAATGAAATTCATATATACAAATGACAAATATGAAGAACTTGGTGTATTAAAAAATTCATCAATTGATTTTGAGATTGGGAAGTATGACGTCGCATCAAATGATTATCAAATGTCTATCTCAATAGGATCATGGAACAGAGAATTTGATAAAGGTTCTCTTTTTTATTGCCAGGAGTGTGAATTTGGTGGAATCTTAGATGGTAAAAAAGTAGATACTTCTAAAAATTCAATTACATTTAAAGGCAAGACATTTAGAGGTCTTCTTGAAAAAGAATATGTTCAGCCCCCTGATGGACAAGCCTATTATGTTGCAAATGGAGAAGCTAATCAGGTCATTGATAATCTTATTCATGGAAAATTTAATGATCTTTTTGTTGTCGACAATGTAGGATTAAGTGATATTGGTGTTAATTATCAAATAAGGGATTTGAATTTATTAGATGCACTTGAAAAAATGTTACTTAAGGCGGATATCCCTTCAAAACTAGAAATTACGTTTTATGATAAAAAGGTGCATTTACAAGCTGTTCCTATTGTTGATTTATCAGAATTATTAAGATATGACAATTCTTATGGCATTTCCATGATCTCTGAAAAAGCAATAAGCAAGTATAACCATATCGTTGCACTTGGAAAGGGTGAATTGACCGAAAGAATAAGAGTCAATTTATTTTTGCAAGATGATGGAACATGGAACACAAGTGAAAATGCAAAGTATGCAGGATTGAAAAGGAAAACATATCTTTATGATAATTCAAATGAAGAAGATGAATCAAAATTAATAGAAAGTTCTATTGAAGCGACGGAAAAAGCGAATGGCACGGATACTCTTAACATTAACTTTACAACGGATGAAGCTTCTTTGTTTGATTATGTTGGTTCCAAAGAAGAAATAACAGGAATAGAATTTAAAGAACAAATTACAAAAAAAGTTTTAAAGGTAACTATATCTGGTATTATTTCACATTGCAAATTTGAATATAAGGTAGGTGATTAGATGTGCTAGAAAATATAACATTGAATGAGTCAAATGTTACAGCAAGTATTGATGCTTACATACATCATTGTTTGTTTGGGTACAATGGTGTTTTTAAATGTGGCCAACAGTTGAAGTGTGAAATCATAAACAATAATCTTTTAAAGATCTATGATGGCTTGTTTATTAATCAAGGAAGATTTTATAGGATTGCACCAGGTTCTTATGAAGAAATAAAATTAGAAAATGGTGTTGTTGGTCAAAAAAGATATGATCTAATCGTGTCTCATTTTGAAACAGATGGTGTCAATGAAAAGCATGAAATAAAAGTTATCAGTGGAGAAGGTGAAACTATTCCACAGTATACAAATAGTGATACATTCAATGGAGGTACAGTTAGTGAGATGCCTTTATATCTTGTAGAAATTGATGGAATAAGTATTAAAAGTGTTAAAAGTCAATTTGATATCATTCCTAATTTGCAAGAACTTATTGACAAAATGGTTATGTATAAAGAATAGAGGTGATGATTTTGATTGTTGCTGAAATTATTCAAAAAGGATTGACTATATCTAGCAGTACTAGTGATATTCCATATCAATATAGTGGAAACATTCAAATGCAATTCATCAAGGATGAAGGCTATGATAATTTTAGTGTTATAGGTTTTTATAGAATAAATTATTTTGAAAAAACTCAGTTGTTGGAAATTGATGAAAATGGAGTGTTTTCATTAAATAAAGATGCATTTCAAAAAGATGGATTATTGAATTTATCTTTTCTGTTAGTTAGTGAATTAAAGGAAGTACATCTTGGTGTCGTATCTTTTATTGTTAGATCTACGATAGGAAATGGCAATGATATTCTTCCAGAAGAACGTACAGAATGGATAAAGATTGTTCGTAGTGAGGTTGACGGTTATTTAAAGTCAATTGATTTAGATGACAAGTTTGATATTATGCAAGATAAAGACTTGGAAAACATATGGAATGAAATTTTTAATTAATTAAATTTATAGAAAGAAAGAGGAAAAAAATATGAGTTTTGTAAATGATACAATTTTAAAATCAGCATTAGGAAAAATTAAAGCATGGGGTGAAGGAAAATTTGTAGCAAAAGAAACTGGTAAAGGTCTATCTACAAATGACTATACAAATGCTGATAAAACAAAATTAAACGGTGTTGCTACTGGTGCTCAAGCAAACAAAATTGAAACTGTAAAAGTAAATGGTAAAGCTTTAACTCCTGATTCATCGAAAGCTGTAAATGTTGATCTAACAGCTTATGCTATATCAGCTGATGTAACAAAAGAAATCGCATCTGCAGTATCAGGAGTAACTCAAATCGATTACTCAGTTGTCGAATCATTACCTTCAACTGGTAAAAAAGGTATTATCTATTTAGTTGCTAATAGTGATTCTGGTAATAATATCTATGATGAATACATCTATATCAATTCTAAATTTGAAAAATTAGGTTCAAGAGAAATGGATCTAAGCTCTTATGCTAAAAAGACTGATATTCCAACAAAAGTATCATCATTGACAAATGATTCAGGATATCAAACTGCAACACAAGTAACTTCAGCTATCAATGCTAAATTAGTAGTAATGACTGATACTGAATTAAATACAATGTGGACTGAAGTATTTGGAGCATAATCAACTAGGAGGTCTTATATATGAAAGATTTCTTTAAAAGAGTTTTGTTTTCAAATGTAAGTGAGCACGCATCTTCAACAACTGTTTCAGCTAATAGCACTAAGTTTCTAACAAGTGATATTTTAAAAACTTTTATGACAAAGTTAAAAGATACGTTTGTTTTGAAGTCACAATTAACATCATTGCAAAAGCAAGTTGGACAGCTTGAAAAGACAGTCAGTGAATTAGAAACTGATTTAAAATCAGTAGTATATTACAAAGAGTAGATTGATTTCTGCTCTTTTTTAAAAGGAGAAAAATATGAAAGATTTTGAAACACGTGAGTGCGTTGTACACACACACACACACACGACTTACACAAATTAGAGAAGGTACATCAAAGTGCCTTTTCTCATTCTTTAAAAAGATTGGTGGTGACAAGCATTTAGGTTAGTTTTAACCTAGATGTTAACATGCCAAAACTTATTGATAAAGATGGAAATGAATTGCTTAATTTACAAATGTCTACAGATGAACATTGGACGGGTAAATATTGGATTGATGGTAAAAAAATCTATAAAAAAATCATTACATGGACTGGATTGAGGGTAGGAGTAAGTACAATCAATCATTCTATCAGTAATTTGGGTGAATTCATCGATTATGAAGTCACATGTACAAACGGAGAAGATTTCTATAGATTTCCTGTTACTTACTACTCAGGAGGTAATAACGGAACATTCTACTGTACGTATTTCATTTTGAATGTAGATAACATTCGTTTTGCTAACAATTACAGTTGGGCAAATTATAAATTTAAAGCAATTATTCGTTACACAAAAAAATAAAGGCACTAGTATCTTTTCTTATTTGATTTTTATTAAAAGAATTAAAGAAAGAGAGGATCATACAAATGTCAAAAATTAAAAAATTCGTGGGGGGGGGTACTGTTTACTAGCAATAGTAAAAACAGTATCCTTTTACCTATTATCTCTAAAAAAGGAGGTGCAGTTGAATAGCTGTACTTCTTTAAAAAGAGGTGTTATTTATGGCTAAATTTGTTAATTCTAACGGGGATGAAATCAATGCTGATGTTGTTTTATGGAGTGGTAGTCACTTTGGTTATGGGCACGATTTAACATTAAATGATGATGCTTTGAAATTTAAAGAGTTAATCATAATTAGTGATAATAGCGCAGTTATTGCACCAATCATTGATGAAGAGATCATATATTCTGGTGTTGTTAACAACTGGACTGTTACTAATATGTCCTTTAAATATACTCAATCATCAAAACTGTTACACATTGATAATTGCAGATGGACAAATTCATCTAACAATCAAGGTACAACTGTTACAAAAGTTATTGGAAGATATTAGCCATAGATAAAAGCTATTCTCATGATATGGGAAAGTTTGTTAAAAATGATGGAACTAAAATTCTAATTGGTACTGTCCTTTTTGATGGTGCAACTCAAAGTGATTTTACATTAACTGATGATATATCTAATTATGACTATTTAGAAATCTTTTATAGAAGTCATAACTGGATAAATCCTAAAAGTACTAGAATGTCATTAAAAGCAGGTGCAAGAGTACATTTATCAGATGTTCATACAACTAATGGTTCTTCTGTTACAGTATATGAAATGACTCTTGTTTTCAGTGGTAAAAATGTTACATTAAGCGGATGTACTAAAGTCATTGGTGGTACGTATATAACTGCAGTTGAAGGAACAATATATCAAGTAATAGGATACTGATTGCTAGCAAATAGGAACTTATGTCTCAATTTGTTAATGCAAATGGAAATACATTATTAAATCTTAACTTTTCTTTAGAAGAACAAGAAACGGGATTATATTGGATAGATGGTAAAAAAATATATTGCAAAGTAATACTCGTAACTGGGTTTGATAGCGAGGATAAATATGTACCACATAATATATCAGATTTAAACAGAGTATTGAGTTGTGATTTATTTATAAAAACAAGTGATGGAACAAACCACATGATGCCGCGTGCACATAAAGATGACGATCATGATGGTATTTCTATTCAAATAACTAAAACAAATTTAATATTGCAAGTTGGAAAATCAAATGGTTTTCCAAATGCAACAGGATATGCAATATTGAAGTATATAAAAAGCGAATGATTAAAGGACGAAAGTCCTTTTTTTGATGCCCTGGACACGGCTTAAAACTATCTAGAAAGGGTGATTGAATTGAAAGTTAAAAAATATGATTTTAATCAGTGGGTAAAAGCTGCCAGTATTAGAGCGGTCAAAACGGTAGCTCAAACTACTGTAGCATTAATTGGAACATCTACTGTCATGAATGAAGTCAATTGGGCGATGATCGTTAGTGCAAGTTGTCTATCTGGTGTGGTTTCTATTCTAACAAGCGTTGCAGGGCTTCCAGAATTGGAAGAAATTGTAGATGAAAGTTAGGAGTGAAATCATATGACAGAAGCAGTTACAGTTGCTTTGATTTCTGGTCTATGTGTAGCTGTGCCTAGTGTAATCACTACAATGTTTTCAAACAATAAAGCTAATACATTAATGAATTATCGTATTGATGAGCTGACAAAAAAAGTTGAAAAGCACAATAACGTAGTTGAACGTATGGCGCTTCAAGAGCGTGAAACTAAAGCAATATGGAAAAGAATTGATGAAATCAAAGAGGAATTAGAGAAAGAGAGTGAATAGCTCTCTTTTTATTTAAAAAAAGGAGGAAATAGCATATGAGTTATGTTATGAAAGAACATTTAGCGAATAAAGCTAATTATGGTTCAAAAAGAGATTTATCAAAAATTAAATATTTAGTCATTCATTATACAAGTAATGATGGAGATAGTGATGAAGCAAATGGAAAATATTTTGCTAACAACGTAGTTAAAGCTTCTGCCCATTACTTTGTTGATGATGATTCAGTTACACATTCAGTTCCAGATGATTACGTAGCTTATAGTGTTGGTGGTAAGTGTCAATCGGCTCATCATCCAATGTATCAAATCATCACTAACAGTAATTCATTGTCGATTGAAGTATGTGATTCCAATAAAAATGGTGTTGTTGAAATTACCGATAAGACATTAGAAAATGTATATGCATTAGCACGTGCGTTGATGAAAAAATATAACATTGATATTGATCATGTTTATCGTCATTATGATGTAAATGGTAAATTATGTCCTAATTGTAATGGACTTTTAGATGACAATGTTTGGAAAAATTTTAAAAATAATATTGTTAATTCAACTGTTGGAAATCTAGGGACATCTACTGCTACTCCATCTGCAGCTAAAAATGACAACTTAGACAGTATTATTTCAAGAGGACAACAACATTCAATTAACTTTACGGGACATAGTATTGCAACTGATGGTGCATATGGTCCTAAGACTCAAGCAAATATTGCTAGATGCTTCCAACATGCAATGAATTTGGATTATGGTTCCAAATTAACAGTTGATGGCTCATTCGGAAAGAAATCTAAATCAGCGTTAGGACATCACTATGTTAAAAGAAAAGAAACTCAATATATGGTAACAGCGGTAGAAATTGCATTAATGTGTCGAGGATACGATGTTGGCGGTGTTGAATGTCCAGGTCAATTTGGTGGTGGGCTAGAAGCTGCAGTTAAACAATTTCAATCTGATAGAGGATTAAAAGCCGATGGAATAGCAGGAAGAAACACTATTTTGAAATTAATGGGTGTTTAGAATGAAAAGATTAAAGATTATCATCATTATATTACTTTTATTGATTGTTTGTTTACTTGCAAAAAATACTCAACATCATTTTCAAATTATCGAAAAAGATAATCAAATTGAAAAATTAAAACAAGAAAATTTGAAATATCAATATCAAATTGAAACATTGAATGAACAATGGGGAGTTTACAGTAAATAATTTGACGTCAAAAAACAATTGAATATTTTACATGAAAAGACCTACTCAAAATAAAATTAACTGAGTAGGTTCTTTTTTATATATTATTTGCTTTTTCAATCGTATCTTGCATTGCTTTTCTGATCACATCTGATTGCTTGATTCCAAGTTTTTTACAAGCTTCTTTGAATTCTTCGACAAATTCAGCTTTGTATGATGCCTTAACTTGCTTCATGTTTTCTTTACCCCATCTTTTGATGTATTCTTTTTGATTAAATTTTTCTGCCATATTTAAAA